AAATTGAAAAAATATCTACCTTTCCTAAATATTAATGTGTTTCAATATAAAAAATTTTTACGGGAACTAGTCAATGAGTAAATTTTTCGATTCAGAAATAATACGTGAAGAGTTACGTGAAATTAACGAACTTCAAGAAACTGTCTATGGAAGTCTTTTTTCTTTTGCAGGTATGTCTCGTGAGGATCGTATTGAACATATTGACCTGTTAGTTGACTTGTTGGAGAGACAAAAAATTATGTATACTCGACTGTCTCTTTCTGATGATCCAGATGCAAAACGAATGAAAGAGGAACTTAAAAAAAGTATCACTCTCATGGGTTTTCCTGATGGGACAGACATGCAGTTTCTTTTTAATGCAATGCACAAGACAATTCAGTCTCTACGATTGGCTATTGACCAATAAGAGATTCTTTGTTATACTATAAAAGTAATCTACCAAATCTAATTAATCCGAGGTATCCAAAAATGTCGTTTGCTAATCTTAAAAAGCAATCAAAGCTAGGTTCTTTGACAGCTAAACTTGTTAAAGAAGTCGAAAAAATGAATAACACAGGAGGATCTACTGATGATCGTCTGTGGAAACTTGATGTTGATAAAGGTGGTAATGGATATGCCATTATCCGTTTTTTACCTGCTCCTAATGGTGAGGATCTTCCATTCGTGAAGTTATATTCTCATGCATTTCAAGGACCAGGCGGATGGTATATTGAAAACTCTTTGACAACTTTAGGACAAAAAGATCCAGTATCAGAATATAATACCGAACTCTGGAATAATGGAACAGATGCGGGAAAGGAGACAGCGAGAAAACAGAAACGTAAGTTAACTTACATATCTAATATCTACGTTGTTAAGGATCCAGCGAATCCAGAAAATGAAGGGAAAGTATTTCTCTTTAAATATGGAAAGAAAATCTTTGATAAACTCACCGCAGCGATGCAACCAGAGTTTGAAGACGAAGAAGCAATTGATCCATTTGATTTCTGGCAAGGTGCTAATTTCAAGTTGAAAGCAAAAAATGTGGCAGGATTTAGAAACTATGATAGTTCTGAATTTGCAGCAGTAAGTCCTTTACTTGAAGATGATGATGCACTTGAAGGTTTATGGAAAAAACAATATTCTCTTGCAGAGATTGTTGCTACCGACCAATTTAAAACTTATGATGAACTTAAAAAACGTTTAGAAAATGTTTTAAGAGTGACAAGTTCACGACCATCAGATCCAGAAGTCTTTGAAGAAGAGACAAATCGTGGATCAGTAAGAGAACTTGAAGATATAAGTGAAGGTATTTCAAGAACCAAAGAACCAGTATCACTTGCTAGTGATGAGGATGATGATGCTTTATCTTATTTTGCTAAATTAGCAGAATCCTAATAAGAATTCATAAGGTTGGAATTTTCAGTCGTCGCAGTCGTTTCATCAACGTATTGCGACGATTTATCATATACCATGATATCTCTAAAATCATTAAGAAATTGTTGTAAATATTCAAGTCTTAAAATATGTATTTGACGTTTTTTATTATTTTCACGAGTTTCGTGTTCGTAATGACTAACACCAGTTCTTATATTTTTTCCAGAAACTGATTGACGACCACCATCAAAGTAAGTAAATATAAAATCTTCGTCAACAATTTTACCTTTTGGTAGTATAATTCGTCCATCTGAATTTTTTATTTCTCTAGACTCGTAATATTTTACATTATTTAAATTAGTTCCATATTTTTCAAGTGCAAAGTCATATATCTCTTTGTCAGATAGAGGCCATTCATTTCTTACATTTATGATACCTGCTGTTAATATAACAACCCAATCAAGTTCTGGTGATCCATACTCTTCATCAGCAACCATATCTGGTCTATAATTCATTGGAATTTGATAATAATTAAAAACAGTGAAATTATTTTTTAAATCATCACGTAATTTAATTCTACGAAAAATATTTTTCACCTCTATTGTATTAAGAGATGAAAAATTATCCGACATATATGACGGATAAATTAAATTTGGAAATTCTCTGAAAAAACTCATTAGAAACCTACTCCTCCATCTTCATCGTAATCCACATCATATATTGGTTCAAGTTCTTTGAATGTCAAATCCATGACCATAGAAACTGGTGTTCCATCAGCGTATGTCATGTGTGATGCTTCTCCTGTATAATTCACTGATATATCAGTTAAGAAACACTGTTTAAATTTATGTAGGAAAGGATGATCACTATTACCAGTTCGATATCTTAAATTAAAAACGTTTGGAGTTTTTAAGAAAAATGAACCACCTTGACCAGATGATGCTTTTGTCTTTACCGCCATGTTACTTTTTAATGATCGTATAATTAATCTTATTTGTTCTGCTTCTTTTTCGTTTCGAGGCATCATTTTATATGAAAATTTAAAGTTTCTTAATGTAGGACCATTAAATAAAAGTTCCATATTTGGATTAAATATTTCACCATTCTCTCTTGCCATTAATTGATCGATAGTTATGTTCCCCCCTAACATTCCAACTGCTTGAGTTGTAAGTTGTTTCTTTAAAATATCAGCAGCCTTATCAGCACCTCCGACACCAGCTACAAATTCATTTTTTGCTTTTGCAACAGATTGTTTGACCTGTTCACTATATGCATCTGCACCTTTCGTAAAGTCAGCATCCATTAAATTTCTGATTCCAGTTGCAGCAGTTGCTTGTAAACTTCCTAATTTACTGCTACCATAATCTACCGAGTTTCCATCCTGTACTGAATTGGGCACTGGTAATAAAATAGTTCCCGTGTTTTTTAACGCTTTCGTTGCAAGTCCTCTAGGTCGTGTGCTTCCAACTACTTTGCTACCTTGTATTCTACGAGCACCAGATGCTGGATTTGATACTAAACTACCACTACTCTGTTTAACAGATTTATATTCTACAATATCGATTTGTAAATAATCTGTATGTGCTGTGAGTGCTTCATATGGATACCTTAATATTCCACCAACAGATGCCCTTTTTGGTTTATTTTGTGTTCTATTATTTGTATTTGTATTTTTATTTTTTAAGACAGGTTGATCTCCACCCTCTGTGAGTGTCTCAACTGGTTTTGGTGTGACATTAGTATTTACAGACGGATTAGAATCTCCATAGATAGCGACTCTTCTACCTCTTCTATTAGTCCTATAACCTATGATTTCTCGTGCCATCTATATTTTTTTTAACTATTTATACGTATTTTACCAAAAGGCAGTGTTTGTAAATCTCTAATCTCATTTGGGTAAATTTTATGTAGACTTCCAACCACTTCTTCAAAGGTATATTGCCTTGATTGCCCCCAATGAAAATTTATTCCACTAAAACCCCATGAAAATATATTTGTGACAGCAACAAATGGATGTGCGTCATAACGAAGACTGGATGTTTTTGGTTGATATATGAAAGTGTAATAATTACCAATACTTGGAACTGATTCTGTTTCACTGCATACCTCTAGAATTTCTGCCATCAATACATCAGGATCCTCTATACCTATTAATTCATTTAAAACTGGACTGATTCGACTCATTTGATTCCAAGTTCATTTTCTGTTAAGACTTTAAATTCCCATAATCTATCTTTACAAAATTCTCTTGCTGCTTTCCACTTTGCTTGATTACGAGCATACTCATAAACTTCATAGATGTATCCTTTTGTTTTTCTTTTTTTAACTTGAGGTTCAACTGTCTGTTTAAAAGGTTTCACTTCAATCAAGTATTTTTTAATATGACCAGTAGATTCCCTCACTTTAATATAAAAATCAGGAAAGTATCTATGAATCTTGTTATCAACAGGAGAACGATATGGTAGTGCGATCTCCTCACTTCCCCACTCTAATACATTTGTATTTTTATCACAGTAGACCATGAATTTTTTCTCCCACAATGATCTGTAAATGATGTTTGTAGGATCTCCCTTGTACTTTTTAATGAAAGTTGGTCTAAACTTACCTTTATATGACATAAATAGAAATAATATAGAAAGTCTTAATAGGTATTTAGAGTGTCAAAACCTATAGTTAGAAACATTACCATGTTTGGTGCAAAAGAGGCATTGACCCCTCTTGCACAGTCAAATTATTTTCAAGTGAGTTTTTCT